CTCTGCCACCACCAGTTCCACCACCACTGCTTTTCACAGCTGGAGTTTTCTTTACATATACTCCTGCTTTTGTTAAAATCATTCTGACTCCATTTGGGCTCTCGCCTAATTCTTCAGCAACCATCTTAACAATCTCCATACTGTTGTCTGGAGTTGGTTCTTCTGCAGTATACATTTCAACTGCTTGTTCTTTACTTTCGTCTGTCCACGCCATAGTTCTTTTCCTTTTTAATGTGTAGTTTTGTTTGTATTCAGCAAGGCTAAAGGTATTACGATACCCAGGACACCAACCCGTGGTTTCCAGCATCTGTGTGTAATATCTGTCGCTCATTGCTTATTTCCTTAATATAAGTATATTATATCGGAATTTTAACCATGTGTCAAGAACTATATTTCAGAAGCTGTAGCCGTACTTTTTAATGTCTGTACGATACAGCTCGTATACATGAGCTTTAGTCTTTAATGTATACCAATTATCCCACATCATTGTAACTTCTTCATCCTCTAAAATTGATGTATCTTTCGGATGTAAGTTGTGGAACTTTAGTTCTTTTTCCCATGCCTCGAATCTAATTAGATGTTGGCAATCTTTGTACATTACCGATTGTAGCTCGGGTTTGTACTTATCAATCCAATTATCTAGCCCTATAAAATCAAAGCTTTGTATGTACAGAGCAACGATTCTCTCGTAGGGATTTCTAACCACTCCGATAGTTTCATTCTCGTACTGTAAAATCAAGGCAATAACCCTTCTAGTGCTTGTAGCTTCTCTTGTGCTGATGCCAATTTATCTAGTTGTTTATCAAATTCTTCTATGAGATCGGAGTGTTCTCCAATACCTACTGAATTAGTAAAGTATGTATGCAACACCGCCTCTGCCTCTTTAGCTTCTGCTATGTACTTAGCTCTTAGAGCTTCGTAATATCTATTTCCTCTGTGCATTATTTGTCTCCCATATATGCTGGTATGAAAGCTCTCAGGAATCTCTCCTGATGCTTTTCTGATACTATGATATGAACAAGAAAAGGTAGTGCAATCACTGAAAATAAAGCGAAAACAATTCCACCCATCCAAGCGTATCTATACCCTAAGTTATTCTTATCAATTCTTCCGATAATTTGTATTGCTGGAACGTAGAGTTGAAATATTGCCAACACGACTCCAGCTATCCAAAATGCCGCTACTATATTTAGTGCGTCCATTTTATTCCTTTTTTACATATACTCGCGTAAATGTCTTAGACTGCCCATATCATAAGCTGGTATTGCATGGTATTTACCTGCAAACTCAAGATAAGGAAAGTACGTATCTTTGAGGTCTTCCTGTTGTGCTTCAATCGTATACACTAGGTATAGTTTGTAGCCTCGCTCCTCTGATTGTTCAGGCTGAAGTTCTTTTTTCACTACTGCTGGGTAGTTCTGTCTTATTGCCCAAACCTTTTCTCCTGTGGCAAAATCTTCAGAGATGCACTGATCTGGTAGTAGTGCATTCCGTCTGCCTTCGTAGTCTGTGTGTGCTATTTTTTGTGGGACTCCTATTCTTTCTATGATTCCCTTTACAAAAGCAGGGGATCGATACAGTGACTTAGCAATGTCTGCTACTGTTTCGCCATCTAAATATCCTGCTACTGCTTGTTTAACTTCTTGTTTAGTTGCTGCTTTCCCTTTGTTCTGAGCCTTTCTTCTAGCACGAAACTCCATAGTCTCGTGAAACTCTGATATGATATTACCTAATCTAGTTGTGTTGTAAGCAATGTTTAGTATACCACATGCTTCTTTCTTTGTTATAGGTTTGCTACCATCAGTAGGGTTTAATAACTCAATTACCTTGGTTATATTCGCTTGTGTAAGATTTTCGTGTTTCTTCTTTCTCATCTATTTTTGACCCCATCAAAATTATTCCATAATGCAGAATCTTTAATAAGTCCTGCTCGTTTCTTCCTTCTTTCTTTCCATAGCGTTGGGCATACTTTATGATATTTCCTAAGCAAAAGCCTTCGCCATGACCAGCGTCGAAGATGAACTCCGTTGACTGGATTTTATTCATACTATAGTGTTGGTCGTATGTTCCCAATATATGATTACGCAGTTTGTTTAATACTACATCTTCACTGAATTTATACTTGTCTGTTTTGTAATCACTCATTTTTTATTAATTGTAAAAAAGCCTACTTGAACTAATCGTCCAGTAGCTTTGTTATGTCCAAACCCTGAACAGAAGGGAGCATGCCAATACTTTGCAGGATATAACACGCATCTGTTGTATAGATTACCTACATATGTATGTAAGTTAAACTTATTATCTTCTTTCCACATACCACCAAAAGGAGCGTCTCCTATACAGTGGTCATCATTCTTGTATATCTTACCTGTCTTTCTAGATTGAAACAGTCCTGTTCCTTTACTAGTGTCCACATCTTCGTTCAGATATATTACTGCAGCATACGCTTCAGCGTCAAGGTCATCAGATAAAGACTCTAAAAACCCAGCACAATCGTGGTGTACCCAGTTATGTTCTGCATCTTGTTCTAAAGATAAAGTAAATGCTGTGTTACTATTGTCAGGTGGAAAGTACTCTATGTTTCCATTTAACATAGTCTCCCATTGATTTCTGCAATATATAAAGTTCTCGTGGGAGAAACTAGATGCAGT